CAAAACACATTAAATCGGAGGTGGATATTTGTGAGATATAAATCATCCAAGACAAAGAAAATTGAAAAATTAAAGGCAGAAAATGAAGAATTGCGTAAGTATATACGGGAAAATAATGTGCGAAAATTCGCTACACAGATCGAAGCTACTCTCGTAGCGAAGGAAGAATATGAAGACTTATTAGATGAGTGTAAACAGCTCAAGACTGACTACGAACACATGATAAATGAATTACAACTTGACACAAATGAATATCACGAACAGATGAATCAAGAAATGGATAATAAATAAAATTAAAAAAATAAGGAGGCATTTTGTAAATGGCGAAAGTATTATTTAATAGCCAAGGTTTAATAGAGACTCCTACTCTCCTATTACAGCACAAAAATTTTGAAACAATCGGTAATGGAGGAATTACTAATGTCTCTGGCTTAACATATAAAAACAATTTTAATGATGCAAATGAAATATCATTTAAAATACATAAATTTAACAATGGAATAAAACATCCACTATGGGATCAGTTAGTGGATTTTAGAATTATATATATACCTGAACTGAAAGAACGATTTCAAATTGCTGTTTCGGTGAATGAAGAAGATCCAGATGATTTATCAAAATCTGTTACAGGTACAGCATTGTGTGAATCCGAATTATCGAATATTAATCTACATGGAGTACAGATTAATACGGAAACTGACATGACAAATGATTTGTACGATGAGAACTTCCCAACTGTATTATATCGAGATCCTGATGACTATGATTCAGAAGATAATTTAAAAATATGGGCAAAGTCAAAATATGATTATCTTAAAGATAAAATAGCATATCCAACAACTGCTTCTGTGATTGCCAGAAAGAAATACATTCTTACCCATGCTTCTCTTCTGCATCGTGTACTAGAAAAAGCACCACATTACTCAATTGCTCATGTAGATTCTACGCTTAGAGAATTATCAACAGTACACGAATTCACATTTGATGGAACAGATACCTTATCAGCACTAAAAAATGATATTGCCGAAGCGTATCATTGTTTATTCTCTTTTAATTCTGAACAAAGAACTATTTCAGTATATGATTTATATAGCACATGTACTGCATGTAAATACAGAGGAGATTTTCTTGATACATGTCCTGAGTGCGGATCAACAAAAGTAATTAATAAATATGGCGAAGATACAAATGTACTAATCAACAGTACCAATTTAACAAAAAGTATTACTTTGGAGTCAAATCAAGACTCTTTAAAGAACTGCTTTTATGTGACTGGTGCAGATGATTTAATGAATGCTACTATTCGTAATATTAATCCAAATGGATCACAGTATATTTATTACTTTTCTGACGATGTTTTATCAGATATGCCTGACAATCTCAAAAATAAATTAAAGTCATATGATACACTGTATAACGAAATTCAGACAACAAGAAAAATGGCTTTAG